GGTTTGTTCCTAATTATCAATAAAATAAACAGGGGTACAACTAGTTTGTATATAAAACTAATATATCCTTGACAACTTATTATTGTTAATTTATTGGTACAGCAATTAAATTACAGTAAGTGTGCACTAGGTTCAACATGCCTTTATGTGGGGACCGGGTACCTTAGGAAAGGTGTACAGTATGAAAGAAACTATTTATAACGGAGATAAAGAACTTCGTGGAGAATTCAGACTTAATGGAAGTCAAGATGTTTTAGCAACAGTGATTTGTTCATTATTGCCTTTTGATGTAGGTGATACTAGTTATCAGCTTGCTCATAAGTATATCAATAAATTTATAATTGATATGGTCAATAGCTTTAAGATGAATGAATACAATCCTAAAGGTCTGAACGAGCTAGCAGATGCATGCGAGCGCCAAAATGATGAACTCAGAGAATATATATCTGAGGTAATGTCATATGTTCTTGAGGAACAATTTATTCAAGAACAGAATGTTTACAGTAATAGTAATTTTAAAACATTACACTGTTTGGAAAGAGATACTAATACTTTCAAAAGTATCTATCGTAAAAAGAGGTATCCAAAAGCATACCAAGAGTTGTTTAAAGGATTTACAGAAGTCGTAAATAATTATTATAATTATCAGGACAAAATCTTAGGCTCTGATATTCAAAAGGTAGTAGAATGTTTTGCTACTGCTGGTAGAATATACATGCTTTTAAAACCAAGCAAGTATCAACGTGAACAAATGTATAAAGATTACATTAATGTTGTTGAAGGAGAGAGAAAAATGTTAGCTCTTCCTGGATTCAATACTAATGGGAATCATATCATTAGAAAGGAGGATACTGAGAGCTTTAATCATTCAGTTGAGTCTCAGGCTGAATTTGTTGAATATTGTAATCAATATTTAACACTTATTCAAGAATTGGCTAATTTGACACCAAGGCAAGCAAGATTAGAAGGTAATAAGAAACTTCTAAAGAAACATCAAGATATAGTTAACCTATATAAAAATTCACAAGCTGAGGTAGCAAAAGGCTATGACAACAAGAGAGACGTATATGAATCAACATCATCTACTGGTAGTTCTCTGGAGATAATTTGTCCAGAAGGTTTTGAGAATGAATTCCAAAATCTACAATTCAGTGGTGTTCTTGCAAAAGGTTTTGATACTCTTGAAAATATTATAGATGGAGGGCAAGATACATCTAACAAAGATGCTGCAGAGGCTATAAGCAACATAAAGTCAATATTAGGAATAAATAATATTGATGAAGCCTTGTGCTTACCAGTAGGACAAGAGATAGAGTTAGTACGTTACCAACAACGTATTAAACCGTATGATAAACCAAAAATTGAATGGAAAACCGATGTGCATGGTAACAGAAGAAGATTTGTTAAGCATGGTGAACCTTATGGGGAACCAGAAAGATGTGTGTATAAAATTGTGAACAAATCACAATTTGCAATGAATATCGCAATCGATAAACCAGGTTACGGTATCAGATGTATCACAATGGCAAGTAACTGTGTACAAGATGTTTTAGCATACTTCCAGAATATACTAAAAAGGTTAATGAGCAAGATGAAAGCAGATTGCACAATTAGACAAGAGAATGGTATTATATTCTCTATGAATTTAACAATGCAAGAAGAATACAATCATGCATCATTTGATTTATCCAAATGTACTGATAATATGGATTTAGGNTTCCAAGAATGGGTTCTAAAGAATTTTGTATTTTATAACAAACCTGAATTAGTTACAGAATGGGTAAAATTAATGAAGATTGACATTAACTTTTCTGATGGAAGTAAACACAGATTTTACAACGGCCAGGCACAAGGGTTCTTATCATCATTCCCTAGTTTCGCATTGACACATCATATACTTGTCAATATATTATATTTCATCGAAGAGAGAAAATATGAGGATATGAATGGTGGTATGGAGCATCCAGATAAGAGACCTTACTATAAACGTTATAGAGTATTAGGTGATGACTTCATCTGTTCTTTTATAGGTGAAACAATGTTACATCTTTATCCTGAAGGTGCAGCTAGAATCAATGTGAAATGTCATATTCATAAAGGTTTTAGATATATTAAGGGAAGCAATATCCCTGAATATAGAATCAACAGAGCGGAATTTGCAAAGAGAACGTTCTGCAGGGGCTTAAGGATATCAGGAATATCATCTAAGTTAATATCTAAGCTTTATAATAATGCTAAATATATGTATGACGTAATAAGGGACTTACGAAATTCTTATGCTCTACAATTACCTTATACAATTGAAGATGAAGAAACTTTAGATAAATTCTGGGTATCTGAAGATTTTGATAACTTTATAAATAGAAAGGCATTTGACCAAGTTATTCCGAATGAAGAACTTATTGCTGAGTATATAGATGTCTTACATCTACCTATTCCAGAAGGCTTAATTAAAAAGATTAATTACCGAGATGTAATAAGAGATAATTGTTTAAATTTATCTTATTATGGAGGATTAATTGAATCTAATCATCAATATAACGGTTTTAGGGATAGTGTTATGGATATACCTGATTATGATGTCGAATTATATAATAAGACAATGTTTAAAATATATATTTCTATGAAAATATTATCAATTGGGCTGAAATACACTATAAGTAAGACAGAAAATGAAAAGATAGAAAGAAATCTTATCAGTTTAAAAAGTACAAAAGAAAGAACAGAGTACTTACTGAGAAGTGTAAATGATGTTATCCAAGATACACAGAGTAGTATAAGGCTTCAAAAGGAGCTTTATGATATGCAAGGACTAGATTTTAATAATTCCTTCTTATATAAGTCTTTACAAAAAGAAATTACATTCAAAGATATAAAAGAAAATTTATATAATTATGAACAGCTGATTGAAATAGATGAATCAGAAGAGGAAGCAGTCTATAAATTTTATGATGACGTACTTTGTTCAGAGGCATATGCTATAAATATG